AGGCACTCGATGGAAATCCAAGACTTGTTACTGCCGTCTCGCCAGATGCAGGTCTTACAGCTTCCTTCGCTGGAGGAACACTCAAAGCGAACACAGGCTCTATTCAGGTTGGCGGTCCAGGCACCAATCTCATATTCGTACCAGTTTCAACTGGTACACCAAGCGCAATATTCGCGGTCAATACGATCTTCTCGAATACTGCCTTCACGCTGCGCACTGACTTCTTGCCAGTCACAGCAAATGCAAGATTCTCTTACAGCACTGCGTCGTAAGAGTATAAATAGCGATAGAAATTTAAATATTCTACGATCTAGGAGGTAAATATGACTGTAGAAAAAATTAACATCACTGATACAACTGATGCTTCAGTTGTTCGTGGTGGTTCACTTGGGGATACGGTTGATCCTCATGGTTATTATACATTCACGTGCATCGGACCAGATGGTAATGTAAAGTGGGAAGATGATATCGATAACCTTGTCACAACAGTTGGAAAGAATGCTCTTCTTGACGTTTTCTTCGGCACAGGAGTTCAGGGTGCTGGTAAGACAACTTGGTACATGGGTCTTGCTAACTCTGCTCCAACGGTTGCTGCTGGCGATACGATGGCTTCGCACTCTGGCTGGGAAGAAAAAACTGGATACAGCCAATCTACTCGTCCTGCTATTACTTTTTCAGCAGCCTCGAGCGGAAGTAAAGCGACTTCTTCTGTTGTCGCATTTTCGATTAACGCAACTGCTACGATTGGTGGAGCTTTCGTTGCCAATAATAACACCAAAAGTGAAACTTCGAGTACACTTTATTCTGTAGGTGCATTCACTGTTGGTGATAAAATTGTTACCAGTGGTGACACGATTAACGTAACATATACTGCTTCTGCATAATAGGTATATTCAATGGGTGGGGTTGTCACAGAGTATTTCAGACTGCACAATGCGAGGCAGTTGTATGAATCGATAGGCGAAGCGTCGCCAGATGTTTATTATTTGTTCATTGGTCGAACGCTTCCTCATACCGATGATACGACAGGCAATGCACCTACACCAAAAAATAGTGTAACAGAAACAGCATACGATCCTTGGCCATCAATGATTGCTATGAAACGAGTCAATGAATCTGATGAAAGATTTTTGACTACACGCCATAATTGGGTGACGAATAGATTGTATGAAGAATACAATGATAGAACTGATAATTTAGATACTAAGAATTTCTATGTTATTCAGAATGACGATAATTATGTTTACAAATGCATAGATAATAATAGCGGAGCGAACTCTACAGTAAAGCCAACAGGAACAAGCACCGATATCATTTCTACCTCCGATGGATATCGTTGGAAATATATGTTTTCTATATCTGCAGCAGATAAGGCACGGTTCGCAAGTCCAGCATTTATTCCAGTCAAAAAAATTGATAGCGACGACGGAAGTAATCAGTTTTTAGTGCAAACAGCTGCGGCGAATGGTGCTATAAACCATATCAAAGTTACAGCAAATGGCAGTGGATATTTTGCAGAATCTGGAAACGTTGTTGCAGCAAACAGTTCTTCCGTAACAATTGCAACTACAGCAGCTGCTAACGATTCATTCTATGTTGATTCTGCAATATATTTTAAAGCTGGCAAAGGTTTGGGCGAAATCCGTAGGATTATTGCATATGATGGTTCTACTAAGGTTGTGACAGTTAATGGTGCATATACAACTGCAACGATTGCAAATACACAAACACAATATGTTATTAGTCCAAGAGTTGTAGTAAAAGGCGACTCGGGTGCTTCGGCGGCAAACCTTGTAAAAGCATATGTTTCTAATACTGCTGGCGGTCAGGTTCGCAAGATAGATGTAATTGCAGCAGGTTTGAATTATGGTAGAGCGAATGTTGCTATAGTAGCAAACAGCTCATATGGTTCTGGCGCAACTGCTCAGGCAATTATATCGCCACCTGGCGGGCACGGGAAAGAAGCGTGGAAAGAATTGTATGCTAAGAAACTTGTTCTGAATGCACAACTTGCTGGGGCTGAAGGTAATACGCTGCCAACAAATAATGATTTTAGATCTGTTGGTATTATTGCAAATCCTTTGTTGAGGAATGGACAAGCTGCAAACGCAAGTATCATTGATCAATGTTTCAGGTTGACGCTGACTAATGTTTCTGGCGATTTTACTGCAGATGAATTGATCACAAGTAGTGTTGCGGCAGATGCAACAGGATACGTTGTTCGGTTTTCTAATACAAATGCATCCGGCACAGAAGGTATATTAAGATTGACTGATGTTAAGTCTAAAGGAACAGGCTTGACATATACTCTCAATTCAACAATCACTGGTGCAAATTCGGGTGTGACTGCGACGTTGTCTGCATTTGCTAGACCAGCGGTGAGAGAGTTCACTGGTGATGTGTTATACTGGGAACAGCGTGATAAGATTTCACGTGACCCAGCACAAATAGAAAGTTTACAATTTATCGCTCAATTCTAGAATATATAGAATAGAGATAATAAGGAGTTCACGGAATGGCAACTGAAGCCAATACAAATAGTCTGGTTACGAATCTAAATGTAGATCCGTATTATGACGATTTTGATGAATCGAAAAATTTTCATAGGATCTTGTTTCGCCCAGGTTATTCTGTTCAGGCTCGTGAGCTTACACAGATGCAGTCGATGCTGCAAAATCAAATTGATCGGTTTGGTTCACATATTTTCAAAGAAGGTTCAGCAGTCCGTGGCTTAGAAATTAATCATAAATCAAAACAAGAGTTTATTAGGGTTAGAGATAGCGGTGGTTTGTCTAATGTTGCTGCTAATGTGTATTCTCTATTAAATAAGACCATTCGCGGAACAACCAACCGTCTGACTGCAAATGTTGTAATTGTTAATGATGGTTCTGAAGCAAACACACCTCATCTAAAGACGCTTTATGTAGACTATACATCTGGAAATAATACCATAAAACAAATGGCGGTCGGTGAAATTATAGAGTGGACTGCCAACACTACAAATGCAGCAAACGTTCAGATGAATGTCCACTCAGTTGGGCAAGGCACGTTGCTTTCTGTAGGTCCTGGAGTTTTATTTGCAAAAGACCATTTCATTCGTGTTGGTGCACAGAAACTAATTTTAGACAAATATGTTCCATCTAATTCAACATATCGCGTTGGGTACAATATTGTAGAAACAATTGTTACAGACCTAGATGATAGCACTTTACAAGATCCAGCTCAAGGTGCATATAATTATACAGCTCCAGGAGCCAATCGTCTAAAACTATCTGCGGTTCTAACTAAATTCGGTCCAAATGAAATTGCATCAAATAATTTTGTTGAGCTCGTACGATACACAGGTGGACGTGTTGAAGCATCATCTGTTAAACCGCAATATGGTGCAATTAGAGATTATTTTGCTGAACGAACATTTGACGAATCTGGAAATTATATAGTCAAGGGTCTGCAGCCTAGAATTCGTGAACATCTTGTTGTCGGTAACAACCAAGGTGTATTCTTAAATTCTTCAATTGATAATCAAGTAATCAACGGCGTTAAACAATCTGGAAACAACGAATTGATGGTTGTTGAGATTCAGCCAGGAAAGGCATATGTTAGAGGTTATGACAATGAAATTTATGTTCCTCAACGTGTTATAATTGATAAAGGTATTGACTATGAAGAAATCAATGATGCACAAATCTATGCGTCATATGGAAACTATATTGATGCGCACGAAGTTGTTGGTAACTGGGACACAGTAAATCAAAAAACTGTAACACTCCGAGAAACTCAACATAAGAGTACTGCGAATGGTACATTTTCTACAACCGCTGCTTCTGGTACATCGATGGGCACTGCACGTGTTCGTGATGTGCAATATGTTTCTGGTATTCCAGGAAGTAGTGACGCTCGATACAGAATATATCTGACAGACATAAAGATAACCGATACCGCCAAAACATTTGCTGATGTTAAGAGTATCCATTATAATGCTAATACTGGTTTTTCTGATGCAAAGGCAAGCGTCTATGGCACAGCAACATTAAACGATGCTGAATTTAATCGGGCAGTGTTCAGATTACCAGCAAGGGCGATAAGAACTCTTAGGGACTCGTCAGACGCCATTGATATAAATTACACTTTCCAAAAAGAGTTTGATTTTTCATTCAGCTCAAGTGGTACAGCTACAATAAACTCAACTGTTGCCTCAGAAACTTTCACTGGTAGCGGAACACTTTCTGATGCAGTAGCACGTGATAACTATTATGTTGTCCTAAACGAATCTGCCAACACAAGCAACCTGACAGGAACGATTACGATTTCCGGAAACACTGTTACAGGTTCGGGGACTGCGTTTACGACTCAGCTCAATGTTGGCGACGTGATTTCAACTACAGGTTCTGACACTTATGTGATCAATGAAATTACAAATACGACATCTGCTAAAGTTCTTGGGACTGGTCACTCGGTTGGTGCTGGAAATGCATTCCACAAAAAACTGTTCCAGGGTCAAGTTATCGACATGGGTGGTGTTGGTATGCAGGGAGCAAGCAGAACAGTTTCTGTTGCTTCCACAACTCAAGTTGATCTTGATATTCAGGAAACTCTCAATAGCCCATCATCTATCACGGCAACTGCTTTCGTTCGCCTGGCAAAGAACGATGTTCAGGAGGCAACCAAATCTATAAATCGTGGGCGTTATGTTCAACGAACTATTGCTTCTGATACGGCAGGACCATGGAACCTTGGTCTTTCTGATGTGTTTAGAATCGTTTCTGTTCGTAAAAAATCAGGATCAGACTTCACAACGGCAAGTGAAGGCAGCGATGTAACATCGGACTTCTTCTTAGATTCTGGGCAGCGTGATAACTATTATGATCACGGAAAACTAGAACTCAAGAATAGCAGCACATTGACTATTTCTTCCGGTGATCGGTTACTTATTGAGCTAGACTATTTCAGCCATTCTAATAGGGATCGTGGTTTCTTCAACTTCCAATCATATCCTGTAGATGATACATCGCCAACAGGTGCAAACATTGCAACATATGAAGTTCCTATTTTTAAATCAAAAACTTCAGGCGAATCATTCAATCTTCGGGATTGTATTGATTTTAGACCAAGGATCGCTGATACTGCAACCGATACAACTTCGGTTGGTTCTGCATCAAACAACCCAGCAGCATCTACGACATTTGTTGAACCTGCTGGTGGTTTAGATTTTCCATCCGCAGATAGTTTGTTCCAAACTGATTTGAGTTATTACTTAAAACGCACAGATCTGATTATAATGGATAAGGATGGGATTGTTGATAGCGTTCGAGGAATACCATCTAACAATCCTAAAACCCCGCCACCTCCTTCTGATAAGATAATTTTGGCTGAGGTATATGTAAACACATATCCTTCACTTCCAGATGAAATCGCAAAACGGAACAGCAGACCCGATTATGCTAATGGTCTGAGAACCATTAAGAATGAACGGTTCACTATGAAGGACATTGGAGCTATCAGGGATCGTGTTGATCGTCTTGAATATTATACAACATTGTCTCTTCTAGAACAACAGGCTAAAGAACAGCAGCTCAAAGACGGAAGTGGTATTGATCGATTCAAGAATGGTTTCTTAGTCGATGCGTTTACTGGTCATAATGTAGGAAACCCATATGACCAAGATTATAAGATTTCTATTGATCCTGCGAAACGCGAAGCACGCCCACCGTTCAAACTCGATAACATCGAGATGTTCTATAATGCTGCAAACAGTTCAAACATCGTTCGCACTAACGTAACAACTACTGGAGTTTCTAGAGATCAGCGTCTTACTGTCAACACTGGAACATTTTCTAATGGTGAAACGATCACCGACGGAACTCGTACAGCCACTCTTCGTTGGCAAAACGGAACTGGCTCTGGGAGCAGGTTGTATGTAGAAAATGCTACAGGAAACTTCCCAATCGGAGCAACGCTGACTGGTGGTACGAGTGGTGAAACTGCAAATGTCACATCTGTGCAGGTAACGACTCCTGGTCGCGTTATGACTTTGCCATACACACACACTCTTGTACAAAGACAAAGATTTGCAACGAATACGAGAAATCTTGCCGGCAAATTCTACAATTGGCAAGGTGTATTAACACTAACACCAAATGATGACTATTGGGTCGACACAGTTGAAGCTCCAGAGGTTCAAATTAATTTGGACAATAATTCAGATAACTGGCAAGTTCTTGCTGACGCTTGGGGTACTCAATGGGGCGATTGGGAAACTGTTGCGGTCGGTGCGCCTGTTGCTGTAGGTTCGCCTGTTCAGATAACGAACGGTGGGCGTATAGAAAATGGAGCATTTGTTCAAGATGTTTTCGAACAACAGCAGTTTGTAACGACAACTACATCACAGGCAATTGGAACTCAACTCAGTGTTACACTTGGACAGCAAACTCAATCTATTGGTTCTGTTGTAAAAGATGTTAATATTCAACCATTTATGCGTTCTAGAGAAATTAAATTTGTTGCTCAGGCGTTGAAACCAAATTCTAGGTTCTATGCATTCTTTGATGATGTTAACATGGGCGAATATGTTACTCAAACAAACTCTGCATACGCAAATACAAAAAATGAAGGGTCCGGTTTGGTAACAGATGCCAACGGAGTCCTATATGGTATTTTTAGATTGCCGAACAATGAACAATTTCGTTTTAGAACTGGTGAAAAGATCTTTCGTTTAAGCGACCAACCCAGAAATGGTGCGGCACTAAGTGCAGCTGAAGCAACATATGCTGCTGATGGTCTGATCACAACAACTCAAGAAACTACAATCGGAACAACTGTTGCTGAGTTAAGTACAGATACAGTGACCAGAACTACTACATCCTCTGTAACAGAAACAACTACAACAGCAGCTGGTCAGATTAGAACCGAGCTTCCGCAGCCACCTCCTCCACCACCTGCTGTATTGTGGCAGGATTGGGGTGATGGTGATGGTGATGGTGGTGATGGTGGTGGTGATCCGCTTTCGCAGTCTTTCTTGGTTAATACTTTTACACAAGGAAAGGTGAATTCAACATCTGCTTTCTTAACTAAGATTGATTTGTTCTTTTCCAGTAAACACCCAACACTTCCCTTAATTGTAGAAATTCGTGAAGTTGACCAACTAACAGGATATCCAATTAAACGAATGGTGCCGCATGGTCGTGCTATTGTTCCAGCAAATGATATCAATGTTAGTGAAGATGGAACTGCAGTCACACCAATTTATTTCAATGTTCCTGTACATATTCAGGATGGGCGTCAATATTGTTTTATCATGAAACCAGGCGGGAACAACCCAGAGGCTAATATCTGGATTTCGGAACTAGGTGCAAATGATATTGTTTCGGGCGAGCGTGTTTCAAAACAGCCTTTCAGTGGTATGTTATTTGCGTCAGCCAATGACTTGACTTATACACCTCTTCAAGAGGAAGATGTTAAATGTAACATCTACTATGCTGATTTTGGTGGTCTTGGTCAAACTGGCACACTGATAATGAAGAATGAAGATAAGGACTACTTGACTGTTGCTAACCTAACAGGAGCATTTATTAGAACTGGTGAAAATGTTCATGGTGAAACCTATATGAAGGGTGTATTCGTTCCAGGAAACCAAGCCACAGGAAACGTTGCAACAGGCAACACCTATGTGCAAGGCATGGTATCTGGCGCGACAGGTGAGGTTACATATCTCAGTGCAGCTAACAATGAACTTCGTGTAAGAAATGTTTCAACAACTGCTCAATTCAAGGGTGGCGAGGCGATTCGTTTCCGGGTGGGGGCGAGCGCAACTACTTCTCCGATAACTGGTAACTCAACAGGCGGCATCACATCTGCGGTTTATCCGTTTGGAAAAGTTTCATATTACAACAACAAAGGAACGAGCACTTATCTACACCTTGCTAATGTGGCAACGATCAATAGTGGACCTACAACTTCAAACGGAACGCTGTTCTTTGATAACCGTTGGATCAGAGGTCAGGCAAACGGATATATTGCTAAGATTACAAGCCTGGATGCGCTAAACGCTGATGTGATAAACTTCAAGACAGATTATTTCACGCCAACCAATACCTCGATATCTATTGATGGTAAATTTGGAAAACTGAATAATGTTCGTGATACTTCATATATCAGAGTTAATAACAGCGTAGACACTGAGTTTAATGTTCGTCGGAAAATTTATAGCTACAGCCAGGAGCAAGCAAATACTCAACTTTCTGATGGTAGTGCAGAAATTCGGATTAATTTCACTTCAAATAACAGATTAGCATCTCCAGTATTTGATACCCAAAGACTAAACCTAACTCTAATTGAAAACTTGGTGAATGCTAATAGCACTGTTGCAGCTTCCGAAACTAATGTGAAATCTGGTGGTCAAGCATCTGCTCGATATATCACAAGAAGGGTTGCTCTCAAAGAGGAACAAGATGCTGAAGATTTGAAAGTATTCTTGGATGCTTATATGCCACCATCAGCAGATATTCAAGTCTATTACAAAGTTCTTTCTAAGGATGATTCGGATACTTTCGAAGAAACGAAATGGCATCGGATGGCAAAAGATACTGCAAACACAGTTTTCTCGAGCAATGAAGCTAGAAATGACTTTAGAGAGCTTGAGTTTAGTGTCCCATCATATGGAACAGAAAACGCTGGTTTGTATGCTAATACAACATTCAACTCAACGGCAAATGTTCTTCACTATCGTAATAGTGATAATGTGATCTTCGATACATTCAAATATTTCGCAGTGAAGGTTGTAATGACTTCCTCGGATACAACTAATGTTCCTAGAATTAGAAACTTCAGAGCGATTGCGTTACAAAAATGACGAATGATGTAAAAGTAAAAGATGACTTCTATCTTGTCCGCGAGGAACATACAAGAGCTATTTTAAACACAGATAGCAGCTCTTTGGTTTCATATAAAGCGGCAAGAATGAAAAGACAATCGATAGATGAGGCAATCGAAGATATAAATAACGTTAAAGAAGAACTGATAGAAATCAAGTTGATGTTAGCACAACTTGTAGAAAATAGGAGTTAGAAACGTGGCTCAAATAGCAACTGTCGCCCTAACAGATACATTTGACTCATGGCGCATACGAACGAACGGTGTAACAGACCGAATCAATCAATTCGCTGTGAATGAATCTGTCTTATACGCCAATACAGTTTATGCAAACGTCGCCCTGAACGCATCAGGAACAGCGACGGTAACTGGTCTGCTGACTGCTTCAGGGCGAGCAACTGTCGGCACCAATCTTACTGTTTCGGGTAATACCACTCTCGGCGCATCTGGAAAAACAATCAATACAACTGGAACTTTCAATCACACTGGTTTATTTGATCTCACTGGCGGTGCTATTGTTTCGGCGAACGTAGATATCGCCGACGGTTCATACATCAATATTGGTAACGGTGATGATCTTAAAATATTTCATTCCGGAACATCTAGCACTATTCAAGATAGCGGTCCTGGAAATTTATACATTGCGGGATCAAGTATCAATATTACAAATCCAGCTGTTTCAGAAACTATGGCAGTGTTTGCTGAAAATGGTGCAGTCACCCTGTATTACGATAATGCAGCCAAACTCGCTACCAAAACAGATGGTGTAGATATCACAGGCGAGCTGCAGACCGATACTCTTGATGTCGACAGCACTGCTGATTTCGCTGATAATATAACAAT